GATTAGGAGGCGATTAAATGAGTGGAGGACACTGGGATTATAAAGATATTGGAATGGTTGAAACATTGGAAGAAATATCAGACACTATAAAAAATGATTATCCAATACTTTCAGTAATGTTAAAGCGATTAGCAAAAGAATTAGAATATATAACTCATCAAATGGACTGGGATTATTCATGTGACACAATAATAGAAGACAGAATAGCATTTGAAATAGAATCAGTGCATAAAATATTAAATGCTGTTGATATACATGGTATAATTAAAATTAAAGAGTAGAATCTGGGGGCGGTTAAATTTGAAAATGATAATAAAACCAGGATGTAAAAAGTGTGAAACAAGGTTAAGATACTTAGATTTCAAACACATGTACCACAACTGGAGCTGGAGGTGGTTTAAATGAAATTATCTGAATTAATATGCAAACACAAAGGCATAGGGGGTTTAAGCTTTGTATCCAACACTTACTATCCATAAAATACTTAAACCAACCATAAAGGATGTAGAACCCACAGATGGATACTGTACTGTCTGTGGAGTAAAAATCAAGGAAGGGGTAAATAAAAATAAAGCTTTTAGTGGAAATTTTAATGACTGGAACAGTCTCAAACGTCCAGACCAAACCCATGTTTGCCCGGCGTGCAGGTATTCTTTACAGGAGGGGTGGTTACGGAATTACCCATACATTGTAGGGAATAAAATCATTGTTTACATCTCTAAAGCAATCCCCAAAGCTTTAGAGGGTTTGGAGGTAGAATTCAGAGACCGTAGCAACTTACTTGATGATTTATTTAATATCAATTCCTTAAATGTAGGAACTCCTTTTATCGTCTGTATACCTTCATCTAGAAAACACATGGCATTTAAAGCCAAACTAAACACTGCAAACTGGTTTTATATGATTCAACATGGAGAAGACCGTTTTATATTCAATTCCAAAGAATTAAAACGAGTCAAGGAAATTTTACAGAAAATGTATAGTGAAGGTTTTAGCAAAGCAGAACTACGCACTGGGGAGTATCAACCACATAAACCAATTAGATATGGATTAAAAGAATTTTTAAAAGATAGTAAGGAATTAGAACAGTATAGGGGGCATAAAGTGTTTGACCTGCTCATAGACTTGTTATATAACTAAAGAAAAAGATGAGGTGAAAAAGAAATGTCCGAAATAGATATTGAAAAATTGTTAAATGAATCCTGTGAATTCAAACAGGATGAACCACTCCTGGAGGAGGCAGCAGCCCATACAGTCGAAGCAGTATGGAGTGGAATAAATTTTGAGGGAATGCAACCACGGAGATTGCAAAACATCTACAAAGAATACGGAAATAAACTGAAAAACGCAGCATACACCAATACCTATAGTGAGTTCATAACAAACCTAACAGAAGCGTTAGGGGTTGAATCACTCCCCAAAATCCAGAACAGACTAATATCCAGCATAGAAGAAGAATTAGTTAAACGTAAACTACAAAACGATTTCTTAGAATACATTGTTGAAAATTACAGGACCCTTGTAATTAAGTTCAGGGCTAAAAAGGATTCTGTGGAGGATGAAAAACAATGCAAACCAGTGTAGAAATATTTGAGGGCCGTGTGGTGGCAGTGTCAGAAGTCAGCCACATGGGAGAATCTGTGGGGACGGAACAGAAATTTAACCGCAAAAACATAACCTATAAAGGAAAAAACGTCCGTGTACCATGCATAAACGCTAACAGCATACGGGGAATACTGCGTAGGAAAGCAAGAGATATCTTCCTCGATGTCATCGGTAGAAAGAGAGAGAATTACGGTGCATATGTCCAGTATGTTCTTAGCAGTGCAGGGAAACAGGTAAAAGCAAAGATGGCGAAAGAGAAAGGAGCGCAGGGTGATGTTATAGACTATAAATACGAACAACATGTCCGTAAAATAATACCATACCTTAGCATGTTCGGTGTTGTAGTAGATCAGCACTTCTTTGAAGGTAGACTATCTGTATCTGACTTAATCCCCTACGCCTGCCAAACACAGTTCATGACTGGTGTGGAAAGTAACCTCAACGTGAACAGTGTTATAACCGAACGTAGTAACACCACCGTTGACGATAGCCTCGTTGAAGGTGAAAAAGGATTGGGAGAAGGAGATGATATACAAAAACAGCAGATGAGGTATGGACAGGAATTATTAAAAGCAGGTACACTGATGAGGTATAAATTTAAGTTCCGTCCAGATGCAACCAACCTAGACAAAGGGGCTTTCTGGTCTGCACTAAGACTATTCCTCCAAGACCCCATAGTGGGAGGGAATAACCGTATAGGATGTGGAGAACTCCATTTTCTGGATTTAAAAGTGAATGACCAGTTAGCTGATGAGTACGAAAAATATCTACATGAAACTAAGGATAAGGCACTGAGTTACTTGGATGATTTGAACAGGCGTTGGGGGTAAATTTTAATGGAATATCTCCCACAACTCCTTGAATACGCTGAAAGCATTAAAGACAAACCCATGTCATCCCTGCTAATTACTGCGGAGATGGAATCCGAATATATCCCAGATGAACTAGGTAACATACACTTTGACGGCCTACTATCCAAAGCAGTAGTATACAAAATTCCATGCAACTTCCAGGAGAAATACCAGTATTTTATACCCCTCCCATTACTCCTTTTAGGCCAACAAAGGCAGTATTACTGTTGTAGTGTTGCCCTACCAGGAGATTATGTTAAAGGACGTTTCTATTGGCGTAAAAGGTCAGAATTAAGAGTTCCACAAAAGATTAGAATGGGAGCCGGGGCATATAAAGCCTATAACGTAAGACATGATACCATACATACCAATACCCTTAAATTCCTTGCACACGGAATTAAAAAGGAAATAGAAGACTTGTTAGGTTATATTTCTAACGTTGGTAAGAAAAGGAACTATGGCAAAGGAGAAATACGAAAATGGACGGTTGAACCTATCGACAATCCTCCAGAAGATTGTATAATTCATGACAGCCAGGTTTTGAGACCCATACCAGTAACTGAAATTGAATCCACATCTCCACCCATAACAGCGGCTTATTACCCTCCATACTGGCATTACATGAATGAAACAGAGTGTTATGTACCGATATAAAGGGGTTGATCTGTTTTGGTTAAGATCTATGCACAAGGACCCGATGCAATCATGAAGGAAGCGGATCGGATTGTGGTTAATATCCTCCGCAATCCTGAAGCTAAGATGAAACGGTACCGGAAGCCAGCGATACTTGATAATGGAGGTTTCCAGGGAAAAACCGTTTCTCCTGCTAAGTTGATTGAGGTTACAGAGAAGTTAAAACCAGAACTGGTTATTGCCCCTGATGTACGGTTTGATCCCAAGCGGACGATGGAGTTACACAAAGAATATGCAGAACTTGCAGACACTAAAATCATGGATAAAACCGTAGCAGTATTCAGGCCAAAAATACAGGACATGTACCGGGATTTAAAGGAATATCAACGTTTAGGGTACAGTATAATCAGTAATCCTACTGGTGAAAACTATTCAGAAGGATACAGCAAATTCTGGAAGGAAGTAAGGGAAGACTATGGATTTAAAATCCACATCTTAGGAGCACAGGATGGTACCTATAACCTTATTAAAGAGTATTATTTTGACAGCATAGACCTAGTTTCACAGGATATACAAGAATTTAAGGATATAAAGCGAAACATTGAAATTGCAGAACTCAAATACTGGAGGCACCTATTATGAGGATACGTGTCGATCTCCAAGGACAACCAGGTCTTTTTATCCAGTTTAATTATAATCACATCCTTTCAAGTATAATCTATAACAAAATCTATGATCTTGACTACGCTGCAGAAATGCATATGAAACACGGATTTAAGTTCTTCACCTTCAGCCAATTCATAATACCAAAAAGAAAACAGATTAAAGAGGGTTTCAAATCAATTGACGGACACTTACACTTCTTTATATCCTCACCAGATGAAACCCTTATTAACAACCTTATACGTGGATTAAACCGACATCCAGATTTAACATTCCAAGGACAACACTTAAAGATACATAAGGTTAGTCTAGTTCCAAAACCTTACATAAAGGATAAGATGTACTTTAAAACGTTATCCCCTATCATAGTAAGGACTAAAAAGAATGGTAAGATTTGGGATTTAGCTCCAAGCGATAAACTATTCCATGAAGGCATTAAAAGGAATTTACTCAAAAAATATAAAGAATTCACAGGCAACAAGGATGTTGATGGAAATATAAATATTGATTTCGATGTGGATAGAACAATCCGTAAACGAATAAAAATCCCTAAACCGAATGGAACAACATTTAACAGGGCATACATGACTAGTTTCATGATGGAAGCCGATCATGCACTTCTAAGATTTGCATACGACTGCGGAGTCGGTGAAAAAAACAGCATGGGCTTTGGAATGGTAATGGTGATATGAAATAGAATGAAAAAGCGATTAAAGAAAAAAGACAGGATTTAATGATATAAAAAGGTGAAACCATGACATTTAAAGAAAAAATTGAAGAGATGAATCATGAAGAATTATTAAAGGTAATTACTGATTCTTATAATAAACAGATGCCACAAATAGCCACAATACCTTATATTGGAGTAGTGGAAGAGGCGAAATATGAATTTGACGAATTAACAGCATTATGTCCCATGACAGGACTACCAGACCACTATAAAATCATTATTACCATCTCTCCAAACAGCCTGTTGCCTGAATTAAAATCACTTAAAATGTATTATATAGCTTACCGCAACCTTCCTATTGCCCATGAACATCTTTTAAGCAAAATCTACACTGAGGTAAAAGAAATAATAGATCCTGAGTACATTGTTGTGGAATTAAATGTTAACATCCGTGGAGGTATTAAAACAATTGTTAGGAAGGATTCGCGTGAAAATGAATGTTAATCGTGAAAAGTTTTATGAGTTAGGGCTTAATGAACTTCCAAAGCTTTTCCTAGATAAATATTTAGATACGGAAGGTGAAAATGGAGAAGTTTTAAGTTATGATGAAGCCGAAATCTGGAAAAGGGTGCTAAATTACCGGGTTGCTAAACATCTAAAACCATATGTTATCCTAGAAACCCATGCAGGTAAAGGGGTTTCCACAGAGTTATACAGAATGGCACAAATCCTAAATATACTAACTGTTTATTCCAGATCTCTAAAAATTATATCGTGCCATGCCTGGGAGAAAGGGGTAGAATTAGTACCAGACCAAAGTTGTGACTTAATTGATATCGACCCCTTTGGGCAGCCATATGGGGCAATAGAAGCCACCCTTCCTAAACTAAAAGACGAAGGAGTGTTAATGGTCAGTAATGGTGAGATGATGAGTGTTGTAAGACATCTAAAGAACACCCAACATTTAAAGACAGATTATTATGGTAAAACCGCTTGGAAATGGGTAATTGAACAGTATCTACCTTACATTGAAGAAATAACGGGTTTGAAAGTGCAATTTTTCTATGCTTTCCCCACAACAGTTAGAGTAATCCTTTCTAAACAGGAATTACCCAATGATTTGTTTAGGGGTTGTAAACGGTGGATGTGGTGGCTTGAAAGATATGTGGGGACTACAAAATGATATCACAGCAAACTAAGAATGATATCATTCTTAAAATGGAAGCTGCACATAATAAAGTTCTACAAGAAGAATTAAAGGAATTAGAAGTTAATAATGATAAACAAATAATTAATTTCTTACAAAAATTTGAAAGAAGATATAACTGCCATCTTAATATTGAAAAATACCACATACTACCACCAACTCTTCTCACTAAAAAAGACATGATTTCATTCGCAGTTTGGTATCTTTCACATGTCCAGATAGCAGCTAGCACACGAGATATTGTTAATTATGCTAATGATCATAAGTTGATCAAGAGAAATCTCCGTTTTGAACCTTCTAGGCTAGGAATAAGAATGGCCCAGTCCGGACTTTTCAGATGGTACCGTAGAACTGGCAATACTGGTGGGGAAAGAGCATGGTATCTTAAAGATTATAGTGGGGGGGTCTGACTGAGAGAGCGTGAATGTCCTATTTGTGGGGAATGGTTCAAACCAGAACATCCTAATCAGAAGTATGATAAACAGAAATGTCGATTGATGGGCCATAAGAGATCAATAAGTGAACGGGTACAAAGACACCGTAACAATGGGAATGATAAACAAACAAAGAAGAGAAAGCTAATCAAAGAACTAAGACAGGAAGCTATAGGGATAGCATATAATCAATACGGTGATTATATAAACCAGCACCAAACAGGAAAAGGTACCACCTATTTCAGTCACAAACCATGCGAAAAAGTAGAGGATGAATATAGAGAGATAGAGAATGAATATAGAACACTAAAGTTAGGATTACCACCCCATTTAAGGAATGACAAATCCAAAACCGTTACACTTGAAGAGTGAGGGAAGATACTATAAAATTTCGGGGTGGAATGTGAATACAAAGAAACACTACAAGATACACAAACACCCAGAAGACCATGATTATTACTATGTTTATAATGAACAGTGGCTTAACAAGATAAAAGACGATAACAAGTGTCCAGAATGCGATGCTCCCATAAAAACCAGTGGATCTAGAATAAAGAAGAGAGAATGCTCATTTCTAAATACACACCTTGAAATTGTTGGAAATATCAAACCCCTTGCTTATGATAGAAAAGAAGTTATTATTTTACCCAAAATTGATTATACCTGTTGTCCTGAATGCGGACATACTAATATTATTGATGATGTTGACCGTGGAGAGAAGTTCTGCGGTAAATGCGGACTTGTTTTAAGTGGTACCGACCCAAAAGCTGTTTATGACTGGCATATCTACACTACAACAGGTTACGAACCCCCAGTGCCACGTAGTGATTATAACCCTTCTGATTATAATATTGAAGATTGAAGATTTAACACCAGAAAGAGTTAAGAGTCTATGCCACTAAAATGCCCCGACTGCTACATCCCCATGAAACAGGATGTTTTAAGCGGTGAGAAATGGCACCTATGCCTTGGTTGTGGTACTGGTTTTAGTGATGAGATATACCAGGAAACCAGTTACCAAAGGTATTTATGGAAGCGGAGTAAAATTAACAGGATATGGAATAATCGGCAGTTAAACGTGTGAAAACTTTATGATCAATGAAGGTATGGGCAGATATACAGTCCAGGGGGAGATGGAATTTGGATCTACTGCAAGGAGTAGATTATCCATCCAAGACCGTTTAATAATTTTCCATAATATTCAATTAATGTTCCGGGACATGTATTAACTCCCAGGGCTTACAATAGTTTAATCCGTGGTCTATTCATTCTTATATTATTTCACAGTCATTTAATCAAATGACAAACCGTTGGAGGCGGTTATATTCTTGGGGGGTGGTTTATATTAATCCCCCACTAATTTTTAATTAAAATTTCTTTATGGAGTTTTTCAGTTTCCCCCATATTTACACCTCGACTATTTTTTCTCCAAGTATAAGAACACGACCCAATAGTAAACCACCCCCCATGAAACTTTTTAATTTTCATATTCCCTATTTGCGTACCCACCCCCTATTTGCAGTTAGGGGGGTTAATTTTCACAATGTCAGCCCACCAAAAAAACAAGGACAAAAAAATGATTAATTATACTAAAAGAGAACATGCAAGAGTTTTAATTCAAAAAGAACTTGAAAAACCCCATAAGATAGTTTATCAAAGGGGTGGGGTGGATTGGAACTTTGTAGAATACCTTAAAGAAAAATACAACTTATAAACACGACATGACAGTCACATCCACAACAAGAGGCCACCCCACATATTACTATGGCCATGTTGAAAAATACACAGACACCCAGGTAGATGCCAGAATATCAAGGCCATGTATTAAATGCAACCACCACCCCACACTTGAAGGATATGACTATTGTTTAGGATACATTGAAGGGGTGAAATCAGCGTGTTGTGGACATGGGAAAGAACCAAGCCACATAGTCCTGTGGAACGGGGTAAGGTTAAATTCACGATTTAATTTAGAGGAATTAAAAACACAATTCTAAGAAAAAGAAGGAGATGAAAGAAGATGAATGTAAATGAAGTATCAACGATAGTATTTGTCCTATCAATTATAGGAAGCTTTTCAACAGTGATAATCGGATTAGTACCCCCCGAATACTCAGCCCTGATAATAGCCATATTCGGTGTTATAAGTGAGGTAATAAACTTCCTTAAATCAGGTTACCAAGCACCCGGCGAAGTAGCAGAAGAAAGCAGCTAAAATTATAACTTTTTATTTTATTTTATTGGAGGACGGCAGGATGTCCCAGAATAAACATAAGCACGAATGTATCCACGAATCACGATGGGATAACTTTTATAACTGGAGAGAGAACGTTAACAACTTCATCTCAGAGAAAACAACAACCAACGGACACCTTAAACTGGAGGATGAAAAACTGGAAAGACGACTATCAGGTATCGAGTCAAAGATATGGGCTTTGATTTTAGCAATGCTCGGATTCATACTTACCATGTTAGGATATATGATCTTCAAATGAAGTAATAGTTAGTAATACTTTTTGATTATAATTTTCACTATAAACAACAAAAACCACCATATTTTACTGATTTTAGTAATACTTTTCACGATAATATGTTAAAAGATAAACTCCAAAGGGTAAAACTAGCAGACCTTAACCCTGCCAAATACAACCCCAACGAAATGGATGTAACTGAAAGAAGACTACTAAAACAATCACTGAAACACTACGGATACATAGAAAACATCGTTGTCAATAAAGACCTGACAATAATAGATGGACACCACAGAGTAGAAGAACTACTCGATAGTGGTGTAGAAGATGAAGATGTTGTTATACTTGATTTAAGTAAAGATGAAGAAAAAGCCCTTAACCTCGCTTTAAGGCGAATCAAGGGTAAAGCAGACCCAGTACTTGAGTTAAAGATTATAGAAGATTTAAGTTTAAAAGGTTTTGATGTTGAGTTAGCTGGTTTTGATGATGTTAAATTACAGGAGTTATCTACTGAAATAAAACCAGAGAAAAAAGAAGTAAAAGAAGACGATTTCGATCCCGAAAGTGTAAGTGAATCTACTTGTAAAAAAGGGGATTTATGGCAGTTAGGAAGACACCGGCTGCTATGTGGAGATGCAACCACTAAGGAAGACTTGAAAAAGTTAGTTGCTAATGATAAAATTGACATGGTATTTACAGATCCACCATATGATTTTAAAGATGTGAACTGGTTACAACCTTTATTTAAAGATGATATTGAAATATTTGTAATGAATGGTGATAAGAGATTAGTTGATTACGCTTCTATTTATGGTGAGTATTTTAGGTACTTTTTCACAGTTGAATTAAGTCCGGCCATACTAGTTAATAATAAAATGGCTATGACTGGACATGATTTAATAGGTTACTTCCGTAAAGGTAAAACACGATTACAAAATTTACATGATGCATTTTCTACCCATATAAAATTAAATAAACGTAAAGATGGAGAACATAGACACGAAAAGAAAATAGAATTACCATCAAATTTTATACAACATTATTCGTTTAAAAATGAGAATATTTTAGATTTATTTGGTGGTTCGGGTAGTACATTAATTGCTTGTGAACAATTAGAAAGAAATTGTTACATGATGGAACTTGAACCAAGTAATTGTGATATTATAATTAAAAGATTTGAAGATTTCACAGGAGAAAAAGCAAATAAAATAAGTTAATAAAGAGATGCCTGAACTTCAACTTTTCGAGATACAGGAAACTCTTTAAAACAACTATGATCAACTACTTTAAGATTCGGCTTTAAAAAGACAGGAACTTTATTTGAAACTACAATATCAATCATATTAAGAACCCAACTTTTATCTGGTTGTAAAGGTTTTGGATTACTACAAGCACCAACAATTAACCAGTCAGGAAGCCAATCAAGTTCAATTTCACCCAAAAGTGGTTCACACGATAAGAAAGTAATTTGTTTATCAAACTGACTTAAAACAACAGATGCTTTATCATACATCTCCTGATCAACAGCCGTACAACCAATCCAACAATTATCTGGAAACTCAAACTCCAAAAGCCGATCAGGATTCTTAGTTAAGAACTGAAAAGTATGTTGCTTTGATAGTTTACAGATATGTAGCACACGTTCAATCCATTCATGATCAACCCAATCACCAAATAGATCAGCCATACTACAAACAAAAATTCGTTTACTTTTATTTTCTTTAAGTGGTTGTCTAATACGTTTTTCATGAAATTCCGGCTCAAAACTACGCTTAAATCTACTACTGATCGCTCTTGCATAGCAATATTCACAATCATGCAAACAACCAGTAACTGGATTCCAGCTCATATCAGTCCATTCAATTTTAGTTCTGTTCATATTTTCACCTTTTACAATTTAATATATTATATGTCTTTAAAGACCAAAATAGTTTTCGGTAGTAGTGGTTTGAATGGATGAAGAACAGATCCACCTGGATGCCTTTGAGAAATATTTTGAATACCGGCAGGAAGGTAAGAATAAAAGTGAATCCATAAGTTTAGTTTCAGTTGAGTTGGGGTTTAGCAAAACTTCAATTTATAAATGGAAGAAGAACTTTAACTGGGATGACCGGGAAGCTGTTAGAAGTGCAGAGATAAACGCAGAAGTCCAGAAGAAGACTAATAGCACGATAATAGATAATAAAACGAAGTACCTGTCTTATGTTCATGCAATTTTAAATAAGATTATAGTTAAGAAACCGGATGGTAGTTTTGATATTAACCTGGACATTAAGAATATATCTGATTTTGAAAAGGTTACTAAATTAGGTTTACTACTCCAGGGTGAAGATACTGAGAGAACCACCATTAATACTAATAAAAATCAGTTTAATAATGAAACCCAAAAAAGTATTTTAGAAGAGGAATTAGATTGAATGACCAACTACTCATTAGAGGGCCTCGATCCCAGGTTCCTAGATGATCTTTATTTATTTTACCAGTTCTTTGTAGCTAATGAGAAGTTTGGAGAGAACCGGAAACCAGCGAAACACATAAAAGAGCTAACCAGACATTTAATGAAGTTAAAGCTCGGACTTCTTGATAAGCATTTATGTGTATCGATGCCACCCCGGCACAGTAAATCTTCAGCGATTACAATAGCTTATCCATTATGGCTTATATTCCAAAACCCTAACTTAAACATCCTAATTATATCTAACACCGGTACACTTGCAGAGAAGTTCGGTTTAGAGCTTAGGGAGTTTGTTAAACAATGGGGGCCGTACTTTAACGTTTACCTTGCAGATGAAAAACAATCATCCACCTGGTTAATGTTCTGTGACAAGAACAAAAAACTATACAACGGTTCAATAAGATTAACCGGTGCAAAGGGTGGAATTACTGGTTTTGATGCTGATTATTTGATTATTGACGACCCGTATAAAGGTGAAGAGGAAGAGTTCACACCAACAGCCCTCCAGAAAAAGATTGACTGGTATTTAACAGTAGTAGATCAGAGGATTGAACCAAAGACTAAATTTTTAATTTTACACACCCGTTGGCATTCACAGGACTTGATAGGGTACTTTAAAGAGAACCTTTCAGATGACTTTATTTTTATTGAGTTCCCCTCCATCAAAGAAGATGGAACTCCCCTATGGCCTGAACAGTACAGTATAGAAGAATTAGAGAAGAGAAAAGATAAGATAGGTGAACGGTTATTCAGTGCTATTTATCAACAGAAACCATTAGATGAAACATCTGATTTCTTTGATATAGACAGGTTAGAGCATATAGATGAACTCCGACGTGGTGAAGAGATAATTGATAGTGTAAGGGTCTGGGATATACAATCAAGCGAATCAATCAAATCAGATTACACCGCAGGGTCACTAATCGTACTCACCAACCAGGAACGGATAGGATGCACCGATATAATACATGGTCAATTTGCAGGTGAAACAAAACAAACAATCCTGAACACAGCTAAACGTGATGGTTATAATGTTAAAATCCTAATTGAAACCGGGATAGCAGCCGCTGGTGACTTACTATTTAAGGAATGGGAGAAACAACTGGAAGGTTACCGGGTTTACCGTGCACAGGCGATTAAATCTAAACCAGACCGAGCCACACCACTTAAGAACGGTATATTGGATCGGAAGTTCTTTATAATGCTTAATGACCAGAAACTGATTGAACGTGTGAATAAAGAGTTAAGAGCTTTCCCAGAGGGTCAGCATGATGATATTACCGATACTTTTGCTTATGGATATAATTACTTCAGAATGATTATTGAAAAGAAATTCGCCGGTGTTGGTTACGTTACATTATAAATTATAAATTATTTATCGAGGTTTAAAAGACTTGTCAATACTACAAACAATACAGAAAGCCCTACCCTTTCAGATAACACGGAAACCAGGAAGAAAACAAAATATAGGCAACGCAGGGTACGGGTGGATGTACCCCTACCTAGCAATGGCGGGTAATTACGGAACCGATAGACAGAAATCCGCAAGAGTAACATGGAGTACGTACTACTCCGCAATGAAAACCGAGATAATATACAGTTGCATACAGGCCTATGTAGTTGAAACCTTATCTGCAAACTTCGATGTTTACAGTGACGATAAAGACACCGACGACCCCGATATAGTAAATTACATAACTGACTTCTACCAGCGACCCGCCGGGAGCAATGAACATGAAGACTACACCAACTACATATCAAAGGCCATACAATCACACCAAGGTACGGGGGATTTCTTTGCAGAAGTAAGCTTCGATGACACCATCCGGGGCCTACCGGTAGGGCAATATTTCATACAACCCCATCGGATGATGTACCACTACGACACAGATCAGTACGGACTAATCGGAACCAATATCAGATACGAACCTGATGAACTAATCCACGTAATGATACCTGATATTACAAACGAGTTATGGGGCCAAAGCCCGATAGACATCTGTGCAAAATCAATTATGATGGATATTAATGCCCGGAATTTTAATAATGATTTCTTTGAAGCTAAGATGGACCCTAGGGGTGCTTTTGAATTCGATAAAGAAATGAAAGATGATGATGTCCGTACCGCTGTTCAATTAATGAAAGAACAGGCCAAAGAAAATCCCAGAGGACATATAACCTTACACGGGGCCAAATACCAGAAAGTAACCCAAAGTAATCGTGACCTTGAGTTTACCACTCTCTTAAATATGATGCGTGACCGTTGTATCATGACCTATCAGGTACCGCCAAAATTAGTCGGTGTAAAAGACGGTGGACAGTTAGGTGGTAAAGGTGACAGTGAAGAGGATATGAAGTTCTTTAAGAAGCGTTTACAGGGCCGTATCTTTAAACCATTTGAATCAGAGTTTAAACGGGTCTTAGGGTCTGCATGGAAATCCTTTGGATGGGATGAGGAGTTCCACTTTGGAGTTATTGACCTTGAAGATAAGATGCAGAGGGTTAATATTGAGAACATACGGTTAAGGAACGGTTCGCTTGTTGTTAATGAGGTTAAAACCGGTTATGGTGAAGACCCAGTGGAATGGGGTGATGAACCTTTATCTTATGCTGTTGGTAATGGTGGTTACTTACAATCCAACGGTGAACCAACAGAGCCGGTTAAACAGATAGAACGGGATACTTTTAAGGTTAAGTCAATATTACAAGAGAAGGGTTATTTATACGATTAATTATTATTTCTATTTTACTTCTTTATATCGTGGTTTAACGAAGTTGATTTTTTATGTGCCAACACTGCAAGTCTGGTAACGTCCTGATAGATGAAGGGTTACTTGATGCCCTAATTATAGGTAACATAAAAGAGGGCAACCTTAAACCAGAAGACCTGAAAGGACTTAAAACCAAGGCAGTGAAACCACAATTAACTTTTAAACCAGATAAAGACATTGGGGAAGGAACAGCAACTAAAGAAGAATTAGAATACAGAAAAGAACTATTAAGTTTACTAGAAAAATTGTATGAAGAAATTAATAAATTTATCTGGAAAAAAGAAGCCCCGATAAAGAAATTAGACAAAATAGAAAAATTAATTGATAAATTCGTAGTTAATGGTCAAAAGCTTGTAGAAAAATCCATACCCCAAATCTGGGATGAAGGAATAGATGAGGGGTTAAATGAACTGGAAAAAATAGACAGTGAATCCGAATACAAAATAGATAAGATAGATGACAGTAAACAGGGTTTAATCAGAGAACAGCAGACCCGAAATATTAGGAAGATAGGCAATAATCTACTAGGAAGATTAGAACAACTTATTTTAATCAACACTATTAATGAGAATAAAGCACCATCCAAACAAAAGAAGTCAATACAGAAGGCCGTACCTACATTAAACTGGACAGAATGTATGCGACAGCTCAATAAAGAAGATTCAACCCTAACAGTAGATGAATTAAGAGATTACTGCGAAAGTTACGGATCAGCATTCAATGAAGCACAAAACAATACAGATAAAGCCGGGATGTGGGGATGGTTAGCAGCACACCGGGAAGCTTTATTAAGCGCTCTAATTATGGGCACCGGTATCCTGGGTGATCTGATAGCTGACTGGGTAACATGGGGTGATGACCGTGTATGTGATGAATGCCTTGAACTGGAAGCTAAAAGTCCGTATAGTATTTTAAGTTGGCCATCGGAACCTCATTTTGGTTGTAGATGTGAACAACAAAACGTTAGACTTGCATCACTTGAATAGATTATTTTTTAATTCAATTAACTATTTTTTTGGAGTTATTGAGCGTATGCCATACAGTACAGAAGACTACATCCACCTACCCAACCCAGAACACCCTGAAAGTGATTTCAGGCTTAACAATAAAGGCAAAATAAACATTGTAGGTACCACCAACTACGGTGCAGGGATAAAAGCCAGACTAGGACTACTAAAAGGCAGTGGTAAATCAGCAGTTTATGTTTACCTATTTAAGAAAACAAAGTATGACGAAAACTCTGCAAAAGAGTGGTTAGAACGTCATAGGAGTGATAAAGCAATGAATGATGACCTATTAACTAATAAAAAATTCAGGTTCAACTTACCAGTTATCAAATCCTACCGTGGAGATGATGGCTTCCTATACCTCGAATATGCACTTGCAACCACCGATGTAGATCTAGAAAAAGAACAAGTTACAGAGAATTTCCTTAAAAGCATGGCAGAACAAGCCCCACGTGTAAATATGTACTTAGAACACAAATACACCGAAGAGAACACCCTAGGCCCCGTTATCAAAGGGGAAATCAAAGGCAACCAGTTATGGGTTAAAGGCCGTGTGCGTAAATCAAAGGAAGAAAAAGTAAACGACCTATTAGAATCAAAAACACACATGGGCGGTTCTTTTGGAGGAATATGTCATAAGGACTACATGGAAGACGGTATAAGAAAGTTAGATGAAGGATTACTATTGGATGCTACTTTTACCCCGATGCCGGTCAATCAAGCGACCCTTGGAACGGCATCTTTAGAGTATAAGGATTGCACGGTTTGTAACCAGATAATAAAGAGTATTGAACGTAAGTATGATATTAATATTTCAAATAAAGACGTTGAAGACGTTGAAACATTAAAGGAGGATATAACTATGGATAAAGAAGAAATGAAAGAACTATTAGACGCTAACAAAGCGTCAATACTAGATGAAGTTAAAGAACTCATAAAAACCCCCGAACCAGAACCAACACCAGCCGTAGAGGTTGAAAAAGAAGTAGAGGTTCCTGAGGTTAAAGAAGTTGATGAAAACAAAATAGCAGAAAATGTAACTGCAAACGTACTCAAAGCCCTGGGAATAGAACCAGAAGAGGAAGCCGAAGAACCAGAAGCCAAACTCGTTGTTATGGACGCTAAAACCCTTGAACAGAGAGACGAAGAGCTGATACAGAAAACCCTTAAAGCAATAGCCAAAGATAGAAGTGGTGAACCCAAATCTAAACGATTAGGTGGGCCCAAATTCATCAACCCAGAGGAAAAATCAGAGCCAGAAGATGAAACCAAAGAAGTAAAAAAGGTTTCCACCAGAAAAGCCGCTGAAATGATAGTAGCCAACAAAGGACTGGCCTAAAATCATATTAACAAAAATTTAAAAGGAGGATTAATAATTATGACCACAATAAAAGAAGCAATGGAAGGACACTTCGCAAGCAAATCCGACCTGGTAGAACTCCAGAAAGCAATCGACACCGGAGCATCCAGCGCAGGGGATATAATAGAACCTGAAATAGACCCCCAACTCCAAAACATGGTAGTGAAAAAATACCCATTCTATTCCTACCTGAACAGCCTGGGAAGAGTAACCGGAACCAGATCAAACAAACCAGCATTCCTTAAAAAAGTATCCGGAGGTGCCGGTGGATTTATATCAGAAGGGGGTACTTTAACCAGTGCAACCGACAGTGTATATGACCTATTAACCGGAACCATGACCACATGGAACTTCCAATTAGAGATCACCGACCAGATGATAATGGGATCACAGGACAGCATAGTAGATATATACGACCAGGAAATACAGGACGGACTAGAAGCCCACCTGGGAGATATTGACAGCGCAATACTAACCGGTGAATCTGGAGGTAACAACCCGGTAGGTTTATCCACCCTCATAACCACAAACACCGACAACTTCAACGGTACTGATGAGATCACTGATAAATTCCAGTTAGACAGTATGTGCGATACTATAATGGACGCTGGTGGAATGCCAAGCGCATTAGTCACCTCAAGTAATGTTAAATCACAACTTGAAGATGTACTCTATCCTAACGTGAACGCACCATTAATCCCAAGGACCGAAATGGCCTTCGGATTCCAGGTAACCCGTTACGACAGCCCCGCTGGTGAAATACCAATCATCGTAGACCCTGCCCTTGCTGGTGGGAGTGATGATGAACAGATACTCTTCGTTGATTACAGCACCGTCATGCTCAAGTACCTGATGGAACCACGTGTCATAGACCTTGCCAAGACCAAACTAACCACACCATCCGTATTAGCTTCATTCCAGAGCTTCATGTGCCGTGCTGAAAACTTTAACGGTAAAATCTACGGTATTAAGACTAAAACATAAGGAGAACAGTATATAACTCCTTATTTATTTTTTTAGAGAGGTGATTAACTATGACTCAATTAACAACCACCGAAGCTGCAAGGATAAACAAAGCCAACAGGGTAAACTATGAGGTTGGTTTAGGAACACGTATCCGGGCATTAGAAGGTGGTACAATTGCCAATGGTACAGAAGCACAGGCCATGATATGCGGTGCTGATGGTGTACCTGCCGGTCAAACCATAAGTGGAGCGGGAACATTAACCGCCGCCGGTGTACTGAAGATAACTAAAATAGGAGCAGCAGATACAGATTCCAGTAAGATTTTTGGTTTAATATCCACCCGTAACGCAGCAGATAACAGTATGTACGTACCCATAGCAACCACATCCGGTAATGAAAGAGGTATGAAAGTCGCATATGCACCTGTGGTTAATGATGGTGGATATTTCGATGCCCTTTATGCTAATGTGAAAGTAGCAAGTACAAGCACACCATCTGGTATAGTCAGAGCGTTAGAAGCCAAAGCCACTATAGAGGGTAACATGGGTGCATCGGCAGAAGCCCACGCCATACTCGCTAAATTAAACGTGTCCGGTGCTAGTGCAGAGGTAAGTAAAGGTATTGGATTGGACGTGGTTCTTGAAGAGGAATCAAGCGGTACACTCACTGAAGGTATAGGTATCCGCGTTCAGGGCGGTACTGGTGTTGTAAGTAAAGGTATTGAAGTGAATGGCGTCTATGATGTGGGTGCGATAGACCTTCCTTATGTGGATGGTAACGCCGCCGTATCAATAGCAGCCCTTGAATCTGCTTTCGGTACTGATGACGCTAAACAGGGAGTTATCGGACTCTACAAAGACAACAACGATGCCGTATGGCTTATACTTGGTGACGCTGCAACTGGTAAATATCAGAAAGTCGCTGCCACTGCAGTAACAAGCTAAAATCAATTCCCCTATTTCTTTCTTTTTTTAAATTATTTAGGAGTTTGTTTTATGGATGAAAAAGAAGACGTATTCGAGAAGATGTGGATAGAACTAAAGAATGGTCTTGCCCTTGGACAAGCACATAGTTTTAACCAACACATTACCTATATGGATGTTTTAAATGTTATGAATATTATTGAAAACAGCCATGAAACGGAAATATTAGCCAGACAAAAAGAAGACGGATCTGGAGAGAAAGAAGGATAGAACCAACTCCTGGAGGTAAATACTTATGAAAGAAGTACGATTTAAGCACAAACATGCTAACCATAGTCTACGTGTGGCCGGTAAAAGGATTGTATTTAAGGATGGCGTTGCCAATGTCAGCGATGATGTTGCAGATGCTATTATCGATTTAGAAGATGACGATTACACAGTTAAACCAGGTAGAACGGTTAAACCTAAATCAAAACACAAAGCAAAGGGTAAATCAAGGAAATAAAAACTTATTAAGATTATAATTGGGGGCAGATAATTATGGCAATGATTATCAAGGGAAAAGACCCTGATACTGGAAGCAATGAGGGTATAACTTCAACAACAGTAGATGATAGACACGCATTAGATATAAAAGATATTAGTTTAACATTTGATGAAGACGGTAATCTCAAAGTCGTTGTTGAGGGTTTAACAGTTGAAGCTGACACAATTAATTTGGATACAAGTGATTTAGAAGCGTTATTGGCTCATTTGACTGATGGAAATCAGAAAGCGAAGATTGTCGATGAAGCTGGTAATCCTATCGGTGGTGACACCCCTGTAAACGTTTCAATAAGTAGTCAGGATATATCAACACTAGCAACACAGGCAACATTAGCTGAAATAAAAACATTGCTCGAAGAAAGTGGGATCGCAGTAAGTATCGAGGACAGGGTTTATTCACCAAACACAGCCTTAATGAGTGCTGTAGTTGTTAATTCGGCCACGGCCGTTCTTTCAACAGCATGGCTATGTGCAGTATATGCTCAGAAATCACTTAGGATTCAAGCGGCAAAAACAGGGACATGGGACAATGGGGTTACAGTGGAAGTCCAAGGTGCAGAGGACGATGTAGAAGCTAATTACGCACCAATTTATGAAATCGGAACAAATGGAGTTATAACAATCTCGGATGCAATTAACAGGATTTATTCAATCCCTTATCATGTAAATTACATCAGATTAAAAGTAACAAACCTTAATACGACCCCTGCATCAAACTATCCTACTATGACCGTTAAAGCGATGGGACAGATGTAAAATGACACTGAGGAAATTCCCATACCCATACAGGTCTGGATTCTCAATCAACAGTGACATAGATGGTTGTACCCCTTACGGTTTTGTTCAGGTTCATAAATTCATGAACACAGAAGAAAACACCATAATGGGCCCTGGCGTGGGATTAGATATCGCTGATTCGTTCTGGGTGTATCTTGAAGAGGGATCAGACGGCTTTTCAGTTTCACAGGCGAATAGTATTGAAAATAAGTCTGCTTATGCTGAAATGATTTTAAGAATGATTGAGCAAGGATACATTGACACATTCCACAGCATAGGAGCGTATGGAACTAGTATACCAGCAAATCTGACACGTTCAGAGATTGAAGCGGCTTTTGAATATCTTGCAAGGGCAGGAAAACCAATACGAATATGGGTTAACCACGGAGATTCATATAACATCCAGAACTGGGGCGGTGATTATGTTGGGGACACTACAACCTCACAGCTTCACTCTAGCGACCTGGCAGTCGAACAAGGTGTGATGTTTTATTGGGCTAGCAGTGACAACATCACAAACCAGGGAGAATCTGATCTACTCACCACAATAGCAACTTTAAGGGATGGTAACAAAGTATTTCTGTTTAAACGCTTCCAGGGCGTGGCTGGTACACCCCAAAGCTATGATTTAGTCACACAAATCAATTACGCTATCACTAACAAGACAAGTGGCAATTATGTAATCGTATATAATCACATTGGGAGTAATCCGAATTTTCCATGGAGACAATCAGTAATAGACGCTTTCAGGAACTTGAAAACAGAATTTGACAACGGATACATATGGGTTACAACAGCAAGTAAACTATTGATGTATAATTATGTTTCAAAGTATTTAGACTATGTTCAAGACGGAAATAGAATTACCATTAATCATGTGAACTGCCCACTCACAGAAACCGAATTCTACCCTACTGTTGAAGAATTACAAGGTTTAACATTCTACGATGACAATCCGGAGAACCTGGAAATCTG